CGTTGCTGTACTGGGATACGCCTCGCGCATGAAGTTCACATCCTTATTCAACAAATAAAGATACTCACTGCCGCTAATCACCGCCAATGAATAAGCAGATAAGAAATCATCAGGCGCAGACAGATACGGGTTACCAGTGGTAACAGTACCAGTCATGTTCTTGCGCAGATTTGCTATTTGAACAGTGTTATAAATACGCTGTTCAGCCTGCTTAATCATTATGTTCATGTCTACCGTGGGAAATGTGTTCTCACAGTAGTCAGAAACAGCAATGACTAAATCAGCATAGTTCATGCCATCGGGCCTCTAGCCATTACGCCTTTAGTGGCTGCGCCTGTTCCACGGATTTTGATGCCAGTAGTTTTAACTTCATCGTTAGAACCAATGCTCACCCCATCCATAGGAGTCCAATCCTTCTTGCGGGGCATAGGTGCTTTGTCGCGCATCTTCACGCCAGTCTTGCCGTCCATCGTGTGTGGAACAGCATAGACGCTGGCATCGCCAACTTCCTTGCCCATCATTTTTTTGCTGTATCCCATATTAGCCTCCGCGTTTGTAAGTGAAGGAAGACTTCTTCTGGTTAGCAACTTTGGCTAAACCACGACCAAGTGTACGCATCTGCTCATTGGTCTTGCCGCCTTTGGCTAATTTGGTTACAGGCTTTCCGGGATGCATATTTTTCTCATGCTTATGCACCGCGCCCGCAATCATCTTCTTGTCTTGCTTTAAGTCTTTCTTGTCCATTTTTAACTCCTAAGTTACGCTAACCGTTACTGTACCAACACTTGTCGTTCCCACCAAGTTATTTGGTGTTAAAGGCACATCAAAATTACTAGATCCACCAACTGGATACCAGCCCCACTGGATGTCCCTAGAACCTCCGGTTGGATACCCGCCAAAACCAGATAGGTTGTCCTGCAATCCATTCACGCCAGCAGTCACGTACGTGCCATCATTACGTGGCTCCATCACAGCCTGCGGATCATCAACTGGATACATACCTAGTTGCAACTGAGGCTGATCTGGATCCCAGCACTCAGGACAAACTTTAAGGTCGTACCGCTTTGTCTTGATGATTTCCTTCTTTAACTCCTTGAGTTTGTAGCGCTGACCACAACGGTCGCACATGGCAATACTGTATTTGCCAGAAGCAAATCTATTGCCCATTAAGCGCTACCCCCTCCAATGAATGATTGACGAGGAACAAACCTAATTGCTGCCTTCTCACGGTCTTCACCAGCGGCAAGGTTAAATTGCTCGTCATACATCTCTTTAAGCATTTGCACACGTGGCATCAGTTCAGGAACTTTGGCTGCAATTTGGTAGGCTAATCCTGCCGCAGCGGCGGGTAGGAAACGAAAATTCATATCGCCAGTCTGTATACCAGCCCCAGCATCTTGCACGCGCCGTAGCCGCCAATAGATCAATTGATACGGGGTTGAGTCATCTGGGGTAGGCCAGACGGTCACAGCAGGGAGTTGAGGAACATACACCGAGATGCCCGCTGTATGGGCTGCTGCCGTCGTGTCGTTCTGCGCCCTTGAACATACATATAGGGTATTCCCTGTAATGTATTGATAGTAGATGGTCTCATTATCTAATTTAATGTACCCAGCCGCAGCCAGTCCAACCGTAGTGCTGAGAGTGATCTCAGTTTCGGTAGAGTTAATGCTGGTTGCTAAAGTGGAGTTAGCGGGGTTTGTCTCTCCAGAGTTCCTTTGAACAAAAATCTGGATAGGGCGAGCCTGCTGTAATTTGTTTGGAATCGTGGCATAAGTCGAAGAACTAATGCGGGTGATCGTTAAATCAGACTGTGTACTTGCGCTATTAGCCCCAGTACGGATTACGTGATCCATTAGGTCAATGGTATCTGTCGGGGTTGGATACGTGTTTAAACCTGCAACCAGATCGATAGAGCCTTGCTCAATCGTCCACATGTTGATGCCTCTGTTTTGCCACTCAATGGTTAACAGGTTCATTGACCTACGTGCGGTTCTCAGGTCATATCCTGAACGCATCTCCCGTCCGGCGCGTTCCCACGCTTCTTCCGCTAATTCGGTGAAGTCAAGGTTAAATGCGGTATTGCCGGAGGTATATGCCATTATCTAAATCCTGCTGTTTTCTTTGCTATACCCTTGGGTTGAGCCACAAACTGTTTGCCCTTGGCTTTACCTGCACGCTTTGCTTTGGTGGTTGCCGCATACTCTTTAGAACTTAAAGACTTAATTGCTGCCTCTGGCAAGTAACGCTCACCAGTTTTTGACGACGGCTTTCCCGACTTGGTGCGCCATTTCTGATCGCCCCAGCTTTTAAGGGATTGCTGTGGCGCTTTCAATCTTTTGCCTCTTCTTTTTCAAGAAGTTCGTCATCAATTTGTTCATCAGTCATGTGTTCTTCAGCGCCACAATCACACGGGCCATTGTTATACACAAGACATGTTTCAAAATGTTTAGTCACGGTAACCACCTCCAGCAGCTTTGTATTTCTTGGCTACAAGTTGGGCTTTACGGGCTGACCACTGACCTGCGCCAGTGCCTTGGGTTGCTGCTGCTTTTACTTGAGACACAATCCGCTTACGCAGACTAGGTTTTGTGTAATTTCCGGCAGCATTGACCTTACCGCCTTCAGCATACTCAGTGAAGTCGGTATTGTCCCGCCTAGCCTTGCGCTTCGGGCCGGGCATTTTGGAGGGGCTAACAGCCCCCATTCCTCGGCTTGCCATCATTATAATTTCTCCGCAGTTTCGTGTGCTTTCAAAAGACCCTGCAAGCGAGAGATTTCTTCATCTCTCTCTTTAAGTTTTCTTAGCAAACTTTCGTTCATATCAGCCCAAATAAAGGTTTGATTTAAACGCTCCTTATGATCGGTTCGCATCATTTCAAACAACTTTTCACTTGTTTCGATTTGTTTTTGGATGTAACCGATCATTTGGAAACCCTTTAACACATTTTTCCGCGAGTCTTACCACGCTGGGCTATGCCGTCAGCACGACTAGATGCGCTAACAGAACCGCCTTTAGCAAAACCAAGGGCAGAACGGAAACGCTCATTTACAGAGCGGGTATCAGTTTTACCGCTGCCTGATCTAGATTTTTCACGGCTTTCCTTCATGCGTTCAGCCAAAGACATTTTGGTCACATCAGGAGTAGAGGTTTTCTTCATGTCGGCCATAGCCCTAGAAGCATCTTCTGGATACTCAGGATGAGATCTGCGGCCTAAACCGCCACCGTAAGTGCCGGAAGCGCCAATAGTTGGAACACTTGCTCCAGTCTGGGTTGATCTAGGCTTGGATGACGGGGTATTCATCTCAAGTTTTGGCATTGCTGGTTTGGCTTTTGGCTTAGGCTTTGATGCTTCATCACGCATAGCCTTTAGCATGCCTTCGCCTTTTGATTCAATATCTTCTGGGCCGTATTCTCCGGTGCCACTAGAGCCGCCGTAGTCTTTGCCATCTACCACAGAGCCGTCTGTGCCATCGTAGCGTTTAGTCTTTTTCATCGTAACTCCTTAACAGTATTTCTTAGCCATGCCACCAGACTTCATGCCTTTGTTTCCGGGCATAGAGATCTGTTTGCCTTTAGTTTTGCCTTTGGCGGCAATGCCATTTGCAGACTTGTGGCCAGCGGCTAAACCGCCAGTTGCCATCTTCTTCGCGGCTGGGCCACCTTTTTTCATGCCCATCATTTGTTTTTTGTCCATAGCCATCTCAGCCTTAGAGCCTTCTTTCATGCCCTTTTTCTCGACATCTTTGCCAGATTTTTCAAACATGCCCATCTTGCTGGCTCCGGCCTTCTTCTTAGCCATCATTGCCATAAATCCGGGGTTCATTTTGCTTGCCATACTTCCACCTTCTTTAAAAGTTTTGCCCTTATCGGCCTTGCTAAAGTCTTTCCCCACGGACTGAGGAACGCCTGCTTTCTTGGCGAACGATGGGTTATGAGCCACCGCCTCCATGAAATTATGTTGTTTTTTACTTGTGCTTGGCATATTTGGCTATCAAATTTTTAACAGTTTCAGTTTCATATATGCGGATACACATCCACACAATGGTCAATAACCCGCCAACAAGCCCAACCGCCGGAGTTACCCAGCCCATAAAACCACCAACACCGACAACCACGGCAGCGCCGTCAGTCATTGTTTTTACGTCGTTGTTCATATCATCTTCCCTTTGGTTTTTCCACGTTGAGCTATACCGTCAGCAGACTTTATGTAACCGCCTTCAGCGCAGTTCCATGCCTTTAGGCTCTTGTTGATCCTAGAGTTCGGGTCGTTCGCTGTTTTTGCGGATGTCAGTTTCTTTTTCATTCCACTCATCCTTGCACAGAAAGAGTCGCGCCTTGATCCGCCTTCTGGTTGAGGGCGCTTCAAGTTCATTCCCTCTTTCTTCGCAGAGGCTCGGCCCTTGGCGTTTAAACCGCCCTCCGGGTTCTTGCCTTCCTTGCGTTGCCATGCGGGACTAGCCATTTGCAACTTTCAGTTGAGGCTTTGCATGCTCCTTCAGCAAAGGACGCAAAACATCTTTCTCAAAGTCTCTGGTAAATTCTTCTGTGCCAATGTGCGGCAGACTGATCATTGGGTCTAAGTAAATCTTAAATCCTTCTGTTCTTGCTCTTAAACAGAAAGCATAGTCTTCGCCAATGTACTGGCCATCAAGAATCATAAAATCAAATATTGCGTGTTCGATTTCACCATCGCCATCGCCTTTGTATTCCCACTCTGGATGTTTTGCAATCATGTGTTCAAAAACATGACGGCGAACAAGCATGAATCCTGTGGAAACACTTTCCACTCTCATCAAACCATGATCATCAAACTCTAACTGACCATCTTCATCTAGATAGAAATCAAGGAAGAATTTGGCATCTTTTGACCTGCGTGGATATGATCCAGCCACAACATCTTTGTCTGTTGACAAAGCCAATAGACGGGTTACAGCGTCTGTATTAATCACCACATCAGCATCTACAAACAAGAAATCTGTGCAATCTGATTCCATAAAGTTACGGACTAGTTTGTTCCGTGCTTTAGTAATGATTGAACAGCCAGATATGTGTACGAGGCTTAGTCGTACACCCATCTTGTCTAACTTAGGCACGAGTTCAGCAATGGCAAAAGCAGTTCTGATGTTTACTTTGCCATCGTAACAAGGGATCGCAATCATTAGCTTGCGACCAATTAAGTTAAAACTCTTATCAGCCATAGTAAACATTACAAGATACTACGTTAGACATATATGCATAGATGCCGTTTACAGCCAATACTCCATCCTCTGGAATAAGCGGAGCATTGTTAAAAGTATCACTAGCCGCCACATCATAAGTCATCAACCAACGGCTTGAATACACCATTGCTGGAGAAGCAGTAATAGTTCCAGAGTTAATGTCTGTAACTGTAAAAGTGCTTGAGTTGGTGACTGTTACTACATAGTTACCATTGGTAGCTGTACCGCCTGTTCCTGCGGAAAAGTCAATACCAATAACATCACCATTTGCAAGTCCATGCGCGGATTGAGTGACGGTTACGGTAGTTCCAGAACGACCATAAGTAGCAGTAGTTACGGGTGCGGTAGTAGTATCAAATAACGCAATAAATCCAGCCGTAGCTGAACCAGTAAAAGAAATGCCTCTTACACGATTGCGTCCAAGAACCAAAAAACCACTACCGTTTAGGTGTGCTTGTTTTACATTAGTCTGATTCACAATTAATCTCCTTGTTTAAACATAGGGGCCGAAGCCCCCGAGACTAATTAAGCAGTACGGGTGAAGGTGTAAGCAGTTGCGCTAGAGAACATGATGGTGAAACGAGCAATACCCGTTGCGCCAGCAGCAATCGTCAAGTCACCAAAACTTCCGGCAGTGTCAACAGCAGCAGAAGACAAAACGCCGTTTGTTGCAACAGCCATAGTCACTGTGCTTGCGCCAGCGGTGTTGTCAACGTACAACTCTAAAACTGTACCTCTAACTGCGCCAATAGCAGCGCCAAGTGCCGTGCCTGTGGGCAGTGTAATAGTTGTGGCTGCTGCTGAAGTAGAAGTGATATAGCCAGTTGCAACTTGTGCTGCGGTAGCTGTAGCCGTAGCATTAATAGCTGCGGTTGAGGGGTGATTTTGCTCAGTAAAAACCAGATTTGTGGTCGTTAAATCTGTAACGCTGGTGGTTGCACCAAACGTAGCGTCTACGGTAACGGCACCTGTGGTGGCGTTAATAGAGATATCTTGAAAGCCGTTCTCGGAACGAACTGGGCCGCTAAATGTAGTATTTGCCATGATGTTTCCTTACATGCAAGTTAAGCACATCAATCTGCATGTCGTCAGCCGGATCTGTTTGATGTGCCGGGTTTTCCGGAATGCCTATTTATACCATGATGTTTAAACATAGGCAAGAAAAAAGGGAGCTTGTGACCCCCTTTTTCTACTTCTTTATTAAGACGAACCGGGTGATCCGAAGATACCTAGTGGGTCTGATACGCCGAAGCTATAACGCTCACGAGCCTTGTAACGGACGTTACCAGTGTCGAAGTCTCCATCCATGCCATTTTGCAATGGGGTACGGACAAAGTGCTTCAGACCGTTAGGTACATCAGTCATCAAGAACCAAGCATTGGTGTCGGTCAAATAGTGGTTAACTGTGTAACCCTGTGGTATTGAACCGTTGTTCTTCAATGCGTTGATATCGTTATCGGCAGTACCGACGCG